CTCCGTGCTGGCGGAACTCAACCGTGCGGTGGCGTGCGTAGGCTTCAAGGTTTATCTTGTGGTAGCGGTTGTTAGCGAAAGCAGCTCTAAGGTCGCTAATATTAGAAGCTCGGTTGATTGCTATCTCTGAAATGGTGGCAATGGTCCTACAGTAGCGGTTGTTGCGTCTGCTTAGTGGCATAAAGTGGTCGATTACATTCTCAAGGCGTTTGTAAGTTATAATAAGGTTCTTCCAAGTCTGAAGGTCGAACTCCGCAGCGTCCATGTGAACGTGAAGTCCGCAAGAGTCGTTAACCTTAGCGTTGCAGAGGTCGAGTACCCAGCAGACCTTCTCAAGTTCCTCAAGCCCCTGCTCACCGTGAAGGATTGGGCTAACAAGTTCGAAGGTGTTGTTGCCGTGAAGGCTGCTGTCGGTAACCAACTTCCAATGGTCGGTGTGGTCAGTGTGGTTGTAACCTTCAACCTCTACTCTGATGCCTGCTGCGGTAAGTTCTCTTGCGAGGCGTTCACGTGTGCAGTTGTAAGCTTCAATCTCGATACCGAAGTTGCGGTTGAAAGTGTAGTCGAGTTGTGGAAGAACTGTTGTCGCTGCTTGCGCTGCGTTCTGTGTGATTCCCTGCATCATTCGCTTGTAGACGTTCTGCACGAAGCCGTAGTTTCCGTTTGCTACAAGGTCTGCAACCTGTCTGCGTGTAAGTCCAAGGCTAAGGAGCTTCTGAATCTTTGAAGTCTTTGTTCCGTTCTCGTTGAGAATGTTCTGAATTTGCTCGTTCATAATCTTTGTTTTTTGAATGTTCTTTGTTTCTAATTGTACTGCTAAGGTAACACTATAATAAGGAACACGCAAGTACTATCGCATTTATAATCAGCGATTTAGAAGTAATTATCTAAGGCTAAAAAACGATACAAAAAGGGCTAACGCATCACTGCGTTAGCCCGTCATCCTAAACAATCTTCAATCTGAAAAAACTATTAACTATAAACTTCTTTTTCTACCAACCTATTAACGATACAAAGATAAAGATTTAAGGCTGTTTCGCAAAGGACCGACTTAAAAGGTGCGTTCCAAGCGTGTCAGGCGCAACACAATTGAGCATCAAGGTCCAACCAACCGAGGATAACTCTGTAGCGACAAAAGGAATCATCTCCGCCTTGTCGAGTTCTCCTCGAGATATCCAATCGAGTTCGCCTTCTTCGGCATCTGCAATCATCCAAGCGTGAATCTTAGAGAGTAGGCGAAGTGCAGAATCGGAGGCAAGCATATATTCAGCAGCGTCAGCACGGTTCGTCATCTTGCTTGCCACGGTGATAGCGATACGCTGGGTTACTTGGTAAGAGTTGCGTCCATCCGCTGACATATTTAGTTCGCCATAATCCACGAATAGGAACGAGCCCACTAACTTATCGATACGCTGCTTCAATTCTTCGAACGACTGACCATAGACATAGTTGGCGATCTCAGGAAGTCGCGACACATTGGAAAGTTTGTCAAGAGACTCCGCAAGGTCATTATAACCAGGGAAGTCGCTCGCACCATTGGTAAGTATAGCACGAACACCCTCTTTTGACGGGTATTGTGCGAAATAAAGAAACTGATCTTTAATCATAATATCTTATCGATTACAGAGATAGGCAGCCCTACCTCTTCACTGATTTTTAATTTATCCCAGCCAAAGCCCTTCATATCCTTGACTGCATCGATAGTCTTCTTACGCAACACCTTCAGATAAGTAAGTACGTTCATCTGCTCTATCTGTTTTGCATTTCCAAGCCCCTCCTTGGAGAGGTCGTATAGCGCATCAGAGGCATCGGTGGTGATAGGCTGCTTGGGTTTATGAGCGAACTTAGATAGCAGAGAGAATGAAGTTTTACTAAACAGATAGTTGTTAAATGCTTGAAAATTAAACGATATAGCAGTAAGCGTTTCGAGTGGAAGTTTAGCGAAATCCTTAGCTAACTCGTGCGCATATTCAGAATTGTATTCTTTCTCTGGATAGTATAAGATGGCAGCGAGCAACGGCAACGACTCCTCACCTCGTTCGATAAGACCCTGCGCCTCGACGTACTGAAGTGCAGTAAGCGAGCAGGTGAGCGTTCCAAAGCTCGTCTCAATTCGATATCCAGGAAAAGAACGTCCGTCAATCTGAACTGAAGGGATGAGTTGCGCACAGAAACAGAGGTCGATTACGTATTGATAGTCGAGACGACGCAGCACACGTGCAAGCGGTATATTCAAGCGATAAGGATCTACACGACGGCATAACTCGTAAGTATCCTCGTCTACACCATCCAAGACACTGTTGTTATCAGGGTAGTTTATCTGAAACATAAACGTAAGTTGTTCAGAGATTGCGACGAGGTTAGCAATCTGTTCCTCTGAATGGAACTTGCGTTTGCTCCAACCCATTATATCGCACAGCCAGTTAATCCGAACCTCTCCAGCTGACAATTCACCTGCTGCCATACGAAGGAAGTCGCCTACAAGTCGGATATACTGGCGGTCGTTCATCGCATCCCAACGGTTAGGGATGCGATGTATTTCACCTTTATATACAAGTTCAATATCCTTCATTATGGCAACATTATAATATTATCATCAGGGTGATTGTACGCTGAATTAGAGCAGAAATCAGAAACAGACTCAGAGGAGAGGAGCGTATCAGCATTCGAGAGGAGTTCTTCCGCCTCACGATCGAGGCGGTCGGCAAGTGCGAAAATAGCACTGGATTCATCCTTGCCAGAGCGTGCAGCGTGACTATCATCGAAGAGGTTTCGAATCGTTGAAGGGAACTCGAGGATATCAAACCTACGGAGCGACTTTGCAATCGTCTTCTTCACCAGGGCAAGCAATAAGATAGGACGAATGCGCTCTCTATTGTCATCTGTAAGTTTCTCGAAGTAAACAGACATAACTTCATCGAGCGTTTCCTTCTGCAATGGTATAGTTCTGAAGAAGTAAAGATAAGATGCATCGATAGGATAGATTGAATCCATCTGATCCATTGTCTTTATCTCGCAACGCTCCAAGATAGGGAAGTAAGGTGTCTTACGCCACAGTTCTGCAATCTCACCTTCAGTAGGTTCAGATAATAGTTGTACAAGCGTGTCGATTGAATTGCAGTAGTTTTCCATATAAGAACGCTTCATTGCCTCCAGCTCATACTTATACACATTGACCTCGCCCTTCCTTCGATTCACACTATCAAAGATGATTTGATTTGCCATGGTCATGTTTGCCATAGCAGCACGCAAGGCTTCCATAAGAGGAGAGTTTTCTTCCTCTTTTAAAAGTTCATCGAACACAGTACGACTGATTACGGTTTCGATGCGCTTACGTGCTGTAAGACCAGACGAACGCAAATCGTTCAGGTCCATATTAGTTTCCACTCCAGGCGCATAAAGACTGAAGGTGGAGAAGTTCTTGAAAATATCTACTAATACATTCTTCATGACTGCTGCTGATTTAATCTATCTTTCGGTGCGACGTCTTCCTGTCGCTGAGGAACCTCACGATAGAAGCCTATACGATAACCCTGTTTATAGAGTTCAGGGAAGTTCAATCGGAGAGCGAGATTAAACGGTTCTGCACATATCTCGTCCTCTGGTGTGAGTGACATTATATAGATAAGGTAGTTATAGTATGCGTCAGAACCTGACTTGCTGATAACACCATCCTTGCTAACTGCTGTTATAGATGCATCCAAACCAACGCTTGAGAGTAAGGCTTCTTCTGCTCGCTTATCGTAAGAAATCAAAGATTCGATATATTCCTTATACTTAAGGTCGATCGTCTCGATTCTCCACTGCTGCTCGTTTCCAGAACTGTCCATAAACGAAATAGAAGAGTAGGCTTTACCTTGGTTATCAGCACCACTCAGATAGTCGCCTATCTTACGCAGCTCCAATCGCATATACTCTACAAGTAACGATTCACGATATTCGGTACCGATGCTGATGCCGTTATACTTCACCAATTCCTGTTTCTTAGATGAGCGAACCTTATTCTCCTCGCATAGCTTAACTAACTGATTACGTTTGCTTGACACCCACGCATTCGGAATGATGATGTGTATCTTCGCTGCAAGGGAATTACGCAGGAAGGAGTTAATATAGGAGGCGGTCTTGTTGCTACCTTGGATATATGGACGTGCGCCCTGGTGGGTTTCGTTCACACCGTAGAACTCATCGACTGATTTCTCACGGTGGTGTGATACGGCAGCAAAGAGATAGTTGTCAACTTCTGACAATGCGAACTTAGGGTATATCTTGTAATTGCCTAAGCCGTATGTCCACCGTCCGACAGCTATGTTGTTAAAGTCTCCATAGTTAATCTGATCGTAGGCAACATCCTTACGAGTGGTAGCAAGACGGCAGTGCTTATTCTCTAATGGTTCAAGTCCAGCAACTGGTAACATACCAATACGCTTACCACGTGAGAACCGCCACTTAACGAAGTAATCACCGAACCAGTAGTAGTTCTTGATACAGGTCTTAGCGAACTCCTGTGCAGATGTTTCCATACCACGCTCTTGCCAGCTATTCAACCATTCGTCCCAAGCAGGTAGTGCGGTGTACTCACGTCGCAGCTTACCACCTTCTACTGTCTGCATATAGGCGCATGGTCCATTACCATAGAGCATCTTAATCTCCTTGCTATACAGGCGAGGCAGCAGGCGGTTCTGCTTTATCTCCATCGTTACCTCTTCACACAGTGCGTTGTTCATACCACGCATACACACTTGGTATC